TGCTAAAATAACAATTCGCATCCAGCCGGTTGCGTGGTAAAACTTTCATCTTAGATGATCGCTCCAACTCCCAGCCTTCTTTAGGCACTTGACTAAAACCGGCGTCAGTTGTGTAATTCTCAATAAATTTACAATGCAGTGAATCCAAGTAAGTAATAAATTGCGAGTCGATGTCTACATTAATACTCAAGCCCTTATGCAGTGACAAACGCTTAATGTACTCAATCAAGAATCGCGTTGGCGGTGAATCGCCACAGCCAGCTCGAAGGTAATCACGCGAACGCTCAATAAATGCATAAGGTCTTTTATCATAATTAATCTCAGGAAAGCGCAACTTACTTAGTAAATACAAATAATCTCAACACAACAATCCATCTGGCAAGAAACGACGTCTAAGAAAAGTGACACCTTGAGTACCGTCTATTGTATAGAACATCCCAAGGGTGTTACTTATCTCATCAGTAGTCATGCCACTCTCATTGATACACTGCGTCAAAATATTTAAATCAATATTACGTGGTATCTTAATAATAGTGTCATCACCGGAGCAGATTATTCGAAAGCGATGATCACAGTCAGTATCAGTCCGCTGACAATAGTTATAAAATATCGTTGTCCACAATACCCAGTTACACACTGTGTTTATTATTGATGTAAATGGGTGGCCGGACGGTAATCCTTTTGTGAGTTTAAACAGTAGACCAGGATCTATTAATATAAATTTATCGATCACTGACGAACAGATATAATAAATCAAATTATCCATAGCTCGATTCAAAGGCACACATTGTCGTATTATAGCGAATGCAACAACCATAACTTCTTCATATAGATGATTATCATATTGTTTTCAATCAGGTGATATACATAATGAGTCTGAATCCAACATTACGCTCTTGATGTATTGTGCCGTATCCAAATCTAATGCCCTACCACAGAATATTTCACTAAAAGGCGACCTGACCAATGCTGTCATTAGCGGCTGAGACACAACAGAACATACCCTACTCAAGACGTCATCACACATTGCGATTGGTCGAGAGCGCAATACTTTGTCGTTCTCATCTAGTCCAACAACCTTTGGACGATTTCCAAAACGCCAAATTTCCATAGCGTGTGTTCGACCCTTCAGAACTCTCTTAAACAGAGACTTTGCAACCAGAATTGACGCTTCTGCAGCATCTCCTCGTGAATTACCAAAGAAAAGGGCAGAAAAGAAACCTGAATACGCATTAACGTTTATTTTCAAATTATCTAACCAATTTTCGCAGGGTTGAACAATAGTAGGTAAATCAATATATTTTGAACGCTGGCACACTGCGTTAATCATATTATCGTAACTAAACTTTAACGCAGGTGGCTTAGCCATTGTCCTAAAATTTTCAAGTAAAACGCTAATTCCACCCTTTAACATTATTTCATCCGGCAACACTTCAGGTCATCCGTATTTCAACTGAAGTCCCTCATCCACAATAAAATCATCAACGAATTTATCGGGATGAGCTACGGACATTCCCTTTGATCTAATCTTAAACGGTAGGTATCCGTGAAAAGTGCAAACCTCACTTTCATCGATCGGTAGTTGTTTCTCATCAGACGCCAGATAAGGCTTAAAATCATAGCTGACAGTTCTTGACACGAGTGAACGACCTCAGGCAAACGCTTCTTCATATTTCCATTTAAACGGGAACGACTTCGGGAGGTGGTATGCATCCGTGGCTTGACGGCGCACTCCCTGAGTTATCCCATTATATACTGAAATAGGTGATTTCGTCACAAAATGCTTAAGTAACAAAATAGGCTGTCACAGCAGTGATTTACTTGAGAAAGTCAAGTCACGCGATATATGCCTATAGCGAGTCCAGAGGTCGACAAACTTACGTAAACGTTCTTTTGTGATTAAAGCTCGAATGCGATTTCATCCAAAGGGTAGTCACTCCTCTTGAACTTACCGTCCTTTCACTTACGTAATGCATCAATTTTCATATTACGAACGTCATCCTTAATCGCTTCTTGTAATTTTAAGCGGGTCGGCTCGTCCTTCTCTAGGAGTGACTCGACAATTTCGACTTGCTTGTCCAAAGGTAAATGTGAAGAATTCATTGATCAGATAAATACTAAATCATCATTTCTGTGTTCGCTCAGTTTCTTATTAAACTTCTTTTGTAATTCAATTACCTTCGTGCGATGCTCGTCAGCTAACTGTTGAGCTTCTTTAGCTCGTTCATTTAAAGTGACTTTAAATAGTTCAATAGATTTCTTAACTCGTTCAAAATCCTCTGGACTGACATAATCTCTCATATAATCTGGTTGGTCTGAAATAATAAGTCAAATATCATTAGTGCGTCTAAGCCAATGTGCCACCTCTGGTGAACGAGATGCCAATTGATTAACTAAATCGTAATTAAAACGTCGCCAGTAATTGGGATAGTCATTACTGAACGACTCAAATATAAAACGTTCTTTTGAAAGCGGGATTTGTTTCTCAGACTCCATCTTCTTTAAATACTTAATGTAGTCTTCCCCTAATAAAGTTGGTACTTTACTGGCGAAAGATCGGAAAGACTCTTCATGCCAGTTAATTGCTGGTGCCCTATGCAACCTTGTATTGTATAGTCATTTAATCATGATTAATCAGTAACATCTAAAACATCCGTG